CATACAAGTCTGTGTCGTATAAATGTGAGAACAAATACAAGAGAGCGTAATGAGTGCTGAACAGTTGGTAGAGTGGAAGATTATCCCACGCCTTATGATGCTGGTTATGACGCTGATGTATATTCGTGTCATTGAGTGGGGAATCAGTCTCGATGATTTGTCTACACAACAGAGTGCTATGATTAGTGTTGTGTCTGGTGCAATGACAGGAGCGTTTGCAGTCTGGTTAGGTAGCGAGAAATGAAACAAGCGGCTACAAAGTTAAATGAGGCAAGCGAGATAACGATTCCTTTACGCAATCTTATCAGCATGATTGCTTTTACAGCCGTATCAGTTTGGGTTTACTTCGGCCTTACAGAACGCATCAGTTTCTTAGAACATAATCTTGAGCTTACTATGGAAGAAGTTGAAGAGAACGATAACTGGATAGATGAGTTTGAACCGCCTCAGTCTGTGCAGAATACAGTTGCTAGGGTTCATCAGCTTGAGATTGAACTAGCCAAGCTAAAGTTATTGATGGAGATGGGTGAATGATTCAGTTGTTAGGTGTTGTAGGTAATCTTGCCCAGACATTTCTTGAGGGTAAGGTAGATAAGCAAAAAGCCAAGTCAGAGATTATGAAGACTGCGGCACAGCATGATAGCAAGTGGGAGCTAATCATGGCTGAGTCTACTAAGGGATCTTGGAAAGACGAAATAATTACCATTATAGTTCTAATCCCTGTTGTTTTGGTGTTCATTCCTAGTATGGAAGATGTAGTCAAGGCAGGGTTTGATAGGCTGAATGAACTGCCGGATTGGTACCAAAATATATTATATGTTACTATTCTTGCAGGGCTTGGCCTTAAAGGTGTAGATAAATTTAGGGGTAAATGATGCCAGCAAAACGTGGACTATATGCAAACATCGCGGCTAAACGCAAACGTATCGCCGCTGGTTCTGGTGAGAAGATGCGAAAGGTTGGAGCAAAGGGTGCGCCTACTGCTAAAGCTTTTAAGCAATCTGCTAAGACAGCAAAGAAGAAAAAGAAATGAATGTAACTCAGCTACGGGTTGAGCTTGCGGAAGATGAAGGGTGTAAGTACGAGATCTATTTAGATCATCTTGGCTTACCCACATTCGGCATTGGTCATCTTGTAACCAAAGAAGATAAAGAGTACGGCAAGCCTGTTGGCACAGTCATTGAGCAAGAGCGAGTGCATCAAGTATTTAATCTTGATATGGCTATAGCTGTTGATGAGTGCAAAACTCTTTACTCTGACTTTGATGATTTACCGCAAGAGTGCCAGCACATCGTAGCCAACATGATGTTTAATATGGGTAGACCTCGCCTATCAAAATTCAAAGGCATGAAAGCTGGCGTTGATGCCCGTGACTGGAATAAGGCCGCTGATGAGATGGTTGATTCTAAATGGTACACACAAGTACCGAATCGGGCTAGGCGTTTAGTAGACCGTATGAGGGCTGTGGAGAGCGACAATGCCTAAGTCTCCTGCATGGACACGCAAAGCAGGGAAGAACCCCAAGGGTGGTTTAAACGCCAAGGGAAGGGCATCTTATAAAGGTGGCAAGTTAAAGGCACCAGTAAAGAAGGGTGACAACCCTAGAAGAGCCAGTTTCCTAGCTAGGATGGGCGGTATGCGTGGGCCTGAGAAGAAGAACGGCAAGCCGACCAGACTGTTGTTGTCTCTTCGGGCTTGGGGTGCAAGCAGTAAAGCTGATGCCAAGCGCAAAGCCTCTGCTATATCTAAGCGTAATAAGGCTAAAAAGAAAAAGTGACACGAAAGGGGGGTTTGTGGCCCCCCTTTTATTTATATTACAAAATCCCCGCCTTTATATATGTATATTGTAAGCTGGTCTTTTATCCTTTCCTGCGTCCAGATACCTTTAGCGGTTGTGCAGTCAGGCATCATGCCTTTACCAGCAGGGAAGTAAGGCTCTAACTGATGAGCCTCACCGATTCGGTACAATCCCCAGCCGAAGCTAACAAGAGTGTCGAAGTAGTCCTCTGCAATTTGCGCGGCATCATTCCACCTGCTTTCTCTTTCTGAATTTAGCGAAACAACCGTCATCTTTGTAATCCCCCGAACATAGAACCATCCCATGACCGTTGACTGTCCACCCAGAATCTTGCGCTAGATGTATCTTGTGACACAACTCGCACTGCACACGATGGACAGAAATAACGGTTCGCGACTTTTTCTTTTGCTTCCGCATTGCAGTCCTCACATAAAGTCTTTTCCATGCAACCTCACCAATGTTTTTCTAGGTATAAACCAAGTTCCCCCAACACGCTCTGCTTCAAGAGAACCGCTTTTCAGAAGCCGATACATCTTATTCATGGTCTGCTTATTGTCAGAACCAAAGATGATCATACACGCTTCCTTTGCTGTGTATAACAGCTTATCCTTTACATCCTCACGATCCTTAGAAGGGAATATCGTCATCAACAGGCTCCTCTTTGGCTGGTTCTGCTGGCTTGTATTGGCTGTCAATCGCTTCAGCCATCGGCTTCAAGCCGCCTTGAGACACACCATCAGCAATATTATCTGTGCCAGTTGTGTCATACTCACGAATCTCAGCAATGTCGATGCCAACAGTGCCATCATCATTCTTAAATATCTGGACAGAATGCTTTACCCCAGCACGAAAATTTACATCTGCTGGTGAGCCATCACGATAAGGTTGCCAGCTAGAATTACCGTAGGCTGATTTTGTTTTGCCATCAGTGTTAGGGAAACAACGGATCTTACAGATTTTAACATATTCTCTTCTACGCATTTTATAATCCTTTCGGCTTTAGTTGATTGCTACGCAAGACGATACGCTCACGCAGTAGTTTATAAATGTCAGGGAACTCATTTTTAGCTAGTTCCATGTGTTCTTTTACCCACGGTGTTTCGACCCAATGTTTAAAATCTTTCTGTACTTTAAGGTTTGGAAGCTTAGTGTTCACCTCACCCATAAAGTTGTTGATCTTTAACTTGATAGAAGGATCTACCTCTTTCTGCGGTGCTGGTTCTGCGACAGGAGCAGGGTCTTTCTTTGCTTCCTCTTTCCTGCTGACTGCATCTATTTCATTAGCAGACGCATACTCACCACCAGCCAGACCGATAGAGCTTAACGCTCTACCGATAGCAGATGTTTCCGCATTTTCTAATGCAGATGTTTGATTAACATGGCCTTGGCCTCTTATCTCTTCAGCCATACCAGAGCCTATCTGGATGCCATCAGCATTAGTGATGATAGCCTTGATAACTACACGCTGACCATCATCAACTAAGACAGATGTATTAACGCCGCATGATATACCAAAGTGTCTGCGGAAGGCTTCCATGCGATGCACAACTTGAGTGTACATCTTGCCGCCACGCTGTTTGACACCATGAGTTTTGTTCAACTCATTGACAGCATCCATACATTTAATTAGGTCGCTCATTATTCTCCCTTTCTTCTTCAATGCTTTCAGCTAATAGGTTAGTGAATACTGTGAATTGATTTCTTATGTCGCGCACTTCCTCAATCAGACGCTTGACTTCATCCCGACACTCATCAATGTGTTGCCACATTTCCATTTCTTGATCTGTCATGTCAGCACCTATACCGCAGGAAGGTTGTCAGCTATGAGAACAACAAGGTCAGCTTTTACAAGAGGTGTTTTATTCTTGTAAGCATACCAAGCCCTAGTCAGAAGCACAGCATAATCATGGCTTGTAAGCTTGTAAGACGGGTTAGATCTCAAAGATGTAATGTGCTTCATAAGAATTTTCTGTGGTGAACGTGCGCCACCAACACCAGTACGCATTGCATCAAAAAATTCTGTTACAAGGTCCTCTTCAGTTTTGCTTATCGTGCAAGCATTGTAATACAAAGCACCGACATGGCTTGCTGGATAACCAGTAGTTTTCCAAACCTTTTCTGACATCTGAACGGCACGTTGAACAGTATCATCATCAACATTATTGATGTAATAGCTACGCAATTCTTCATTAGTTATCTTAAACTGACCAGTGTTTGTCTTCCCACTTTTCCAAGATAAATACAGCTTCAGAGATGCAGTGACTTTGTGTGCATTTGGTATGCCCATGATAGATAAAACATCTGAGTGTGAGCGATTCGCACCAGTGTCCATTACAGCAAATGCCATAGGGTCTATGCCAAAGGCAACATGAGTTTTGAACGATGAGCCAGAACGGATGCAAGCGGCAAGCCTGTTCTGTCCATCTTTGAGCAGACCGTCAGAGCCAAACGCAACAGTCTCACCAGTGAGCAACCACATGCCGTCTGACATATCTCTGGCGTACTGCACAATCTTAGATGTTTTGCGCGGTCTGTTCTTGTGATTGAGGTTTGTCAGAACATACTCAGCCATAGACACAGTGAACTCTATAACACGGCTTGTCTCCGGCGGGTTCTTAATAAACTTAATCAGGTCATTCAACTGACTTTGCTGAGTGAACACTTTGTTATAAGCATTTTTTGTTTTGAGTTTCATCCTATTGATCCTTCTCGTTGTTGATTGGCGCGACATAAAAATCCTTATGCCACATCATTAGTTGACCTCTACCAGAAG